GATCTTATTAAAGGTTATTCTACTGAACAACATCTTTCTAATGAGGGTCGAAAACTTGGCGAAGCAAGAAAACAATTAGATGAAGAATACGGAAAAAAGTTTCAAGAGATAAATGATCTTGGACAAGCATCTTCAGCTATATTGTATCGAGAAGAACAAGCCTTGGCAAAAGAATATCATGACATCGAGTCTCAGATTGAACAAGCTAGAAAAGATGGTGATACCTACGAAGTTAATGAACTTAAAGATAAGCGAGAACAAGCACAAAAGAACTATTGGAATGCTAGAAATAACAGAGAACAATTAGTTAAGCAAGTTCAAGCACAGGTTGAAGAACAGAATACTAAACAATGGAATGCACAATTAGAGCATTTTAGTAAAGCTATTCCAGAAATGATACCTGACTTTAATGAAAATACTGCTAAAGCAATAAGAGAGTTTGCTATAGCCGAAGGTATACAACCAGAAATGCTAGATCGAATTACAGATCCTGTGATAGTTAAGTTTGTAGATGACTACAGACGATTAAAACAAGGGATATCTAAAGGCAGTGCTAAAAGAAAAGCATCTGTTGTTAAGAAAGCTCCTGTTAGAAAAGCTAAAACTAGATCTCAAAAAGAGGTAGATCAAGAGACAAGAATAAGACAAAGAGCTTTTGCTGAAGATTCTTCTAACGAAGATCAAATGGCGTTTCTTCGAGGACTTGCAGAAAAATCATTAAACTATTAATACCTCGGAGGGTATAAACAAATGGCTACTTTAGGCGTAAGAGCTTCTGGAGGACCACAAGGTCCAAGGAGAGCTACAGATGCAAACGTTTCTCAAAGAGAAGACCTTGCAAATTTTATTACGATGATAACAAGAGATGAAACCCCTTTTATGTCATCAATCGGAAGTGCGAAAGCAACTGCTATTTATCACGAATGGCAAACAGACAAATTAGAAGTTCCAGGAAACTCAACCATCGGAGAAGGTACAGACTACTTAGAGCCTTCAGTTTCTGGTGGCGGTGGAGTTGGTACTGATGGTGCTTTCTTTAACAAGTCAGGTCCAAACAGAACCAGACTAGGTAACTACACACAAATCAATGGTAAAACTATTGCTGTGTCAGGAACTAGAAGAGCTGTGGATCAAGCTGGTGTTGCAGATGAATACGCATATCAGTTAAAGAAAAGAGGCACAGAGCTAAGAAGAGACGTTGAGCATGATATGATTCATTCTTTTAACGTATCAGCTGCTGTCGGTGCTCAAAACGGAACTGCAAGAACTGCAGGTGGATACCAAGCTTTTATCAATAGCACAGACACTGTGAACTATGTTGGTGAGTGGGCTGCTCCAGCTACTGCTGGTGATGGTACAGGTAAGATCAGATCTTCCTTAACAACCACTGCTGTACCTGCAACTGGTTCTTTATCACTTTCAGAAATTGATTCTGTCATGCAGAAGATCTATGAAGAAGGCGGAAAAGCAACTAAGATCATGATATCACCAAAGTTAAGAAGAGACTTCTCAGACTTAATGATCAGTGATACTGGTGTTGTAAGAAATATAGATGAGAAAGGAAAGCTAAGACAGTCAGTAGACGTATACATGTCAGACTTTGGCGATCTAATGGTTGTACCTAACTACATCATGGGATTAACAAATAATGTTCAGTTCCAAAATTCAAACGGTACTCCAGCTAATATTTCAGCTACAACTAACGTTGCTAACTTTTCAGCACTTATATATGACCCACAGTGGTTCGCTATGGCTTCACTAAGACCTTTAAAAGAGGTTGACGTAGGACAGAAAGGTGACTCAACTGTAGGTATGATGGTTGAAGAGTCAACTCTAGAAGTACGTAACCCATCAGGTTGTGGTGCTATTTACGGTTTAGCTTAACTGTTATAAGGGGAAGTCAATATGGCTTCCCTTTTTTTATATAGGAGTATAATATGGCAAAACCAAAAAAGAAAATTGGTGATGATTTAGTTTCTGGAACTAAAAAATTTTTTAGTAATTTATTTAGCTCTTCTAAAAAGAAAAGACCTGAAGGAAGCAAAAGTCCTTATCAAAAGCTTCAAGAAAAGAAAAAAGCAGATTTAAAGAAAAAAATAGGAAAACAACCTAGTCGAATACAAGATAAAGAAGGTAATGTTAAGTTTGCTGGCGGTGGAGATTCTAAACTTAGAAAATATAACAAAATAGAAAAACCTACATCAAGACCTGAAAAACCTGCAATGCCTACACCAAGACCTAAAAGTATAAAAGAAAAAGATTTTGGAATGGGTCAAATGGACAACTTTAAAAAATCTAAAATAAAACAAGGACCACCCCCTCCGCCTAAAAAGAAAGCACCTGTAAAAAGAAAAAGCAAAAGCAATATAAGCAATAGCAGTTCTTATGATGCAGACTTTACTAAAAAAGAATTAGAAAAGAGAGGTCTTAAAGCTAAGAATTTTATGTCTAAAGAAAACTATGCAAAGACGAGTGCAGCTAAAGATAAAAAAGTAGCTAAAGGAATAGACTTTGGTCAAAAGAAAAAGAAAGCAAAAGCACCTATGTACGAAAGCAAGGGTACAATGGGTGGAGTTAAAAAATCTAAATATTATAGCGGAGGCGGTACAGTCTTTACAGGGAGATAATAAATGCCAGGAACAATGACACCTAAAAAAGATATGAAAAAGTATACAGGTAAAAAAACACCTATGTTTAATCCAAAAACAGGTGCTGTAGAAATGAAATCAATGGGTGGTAAAATAAAATATAAGTACATGGGCGGTAGAGTAGACGATAAAAACTACAAAGGCTGTGGTGCTAACATAATGAGAACTAAATAAGAGGTATTAAAATGCAATACATAGAACACGTATCGGCTGCGGGAGTCGTTACTCATGTTCCAACAACTGGTTGCACCTTTAGAGTTACACAAGCAGCGACTTCGGTCAGCGGTAATAGTGGTACAAAAACAGGTGCAACAAGAAAGGTTACACACTTTTCTTTACTAGGATCAGGTGGTGTACCTGTAATCCCAGCAGTTGTACTTGGTACAGGAGTTAAAGCTAGATTAGGCTACTTTAATAATAATGGACATTTCAACTACATAACAGATGAAAGTGTTGGACCGTAAAGGAGATTGAGGACATGGCAAAGGAAAATGACTTTGTCTTCTCAAGTGCTACTGTAGATCAAAAAGAAGGCATACAAGCTGGTTTTGATCTACAAACAGCCGAATGGGAAGCAAAACAAAACGTAGATCAATACATAGAACATGCTAAGAACGAAAGAGATAGACAAGAATACTTTGGAAGAAGTAAAGGTGGATATAGAAAGCTAGCTACAATACCAGATATTGTTGCTATAAAAATATTTCAAGATCATAAACTAGATCTTCATGATCCAAACTTTATGAACGATTCTAACAATCTTAAAAAGTTAAAAAGTATTTTAATAACAGAATATCGTGATTTAGTAATCAACACTTAGGAGTAAGATATGGCATTAACATATACCGAACTCACTACGCTAGTAAGAAATTGGTGTAACAGAGACGAAGAGGTTGTTAGCGATGCAATTATTAAAGATTGTTTAAAGTATGCTGCTGATAAAGCCTATAGGACACTTCGTGTTCCACCTTTAGAAAATGTAGCAGTATACGAAAAATCATTATTGGAATCTGCAACTGCTCAAAATCAACTTGGGCTTACAACTACTGAATTACAATTACCTTTCGATCTGATAGAATTTATACAAATAAAAGAATTAGATAGTGATAACAAAACAATAAGAGTCTTTAATGAAAAGCTAGATATAAGAACATTTAACGATGTTAATGCAGAAAAATATTCTAATATGAATTATTGGGCAAGACAAAGAAATCTTGTATTCTTAAGCCCAGGATTTAATAACAGAGGAAAAGCTAATAGTATAGAATTACTTTATTATAGAAGATTACCTGCATTAAATGCTTTATATGCTGTTACAGTATTAAACTACAATGCTGGTTTTTTGACAACATCAGGTGCTGGTGCAGGAATTGAAAACTCTGCATTACTATACTTTAATAGTAACACAAGTACAACAGCGTATGCTACTAGTGCAGAAGCTCAAGCAGCAGATCCTGCTGGTACAGTTACAAGCACATATTATATAGGAACACTTGTACCTAATTGGCTTAGAGATCAAAATGAAAGAGTATTATTATTTGGTGCTCTTGGAGAAATATTTGCATTTACGCAAGAAGATGATCAAGCTCAAAAATATGGTCAAATGTTTTATAATGAGATAAAAGAATTGAATGATGAAGACGGAAAGAGGAATGCGTCAGGTGGTAATGTTCAAATAAACTTTAACGGAAGAGGGTTAATATAATGACAACTGCAGCAAGACCTGGACAGTTTACAGGTGCAACAGATAATTCATCTAGTGGTGGATTATTTGGTGACACAAAAGTAGACGGTATTCCTGATATAGTAGGAGCAGACGTTCTAGCAGCTCAAACAGCAGCTACTAACGCAGCAACTAGTGAAACAAATGCAGCCACTAGTGCTACTAATGCAGCAACAAGTGCAACTAACGCATCTACAAGTGAAACTAATGCATCAACAAGTGCAACTAATGCGGCAACGAGTGCAACCGCTGCAGCTAGCAGTGCAAGTACAACAGCAGCAGATGCAGCTACAGCAACCGCTAAAGCAGCAGAGTCAGCTACTAGTGCAACTAACGCAGCAGCCTCTGAAACAGCAGCAGCAGGTAGTGCAACAAGTGCAAGTACAAGTGCATCTACAGCAACTACACAAGCAAACACTGCAACTACACAAGCCGCAGCAGCATCAACTAGTGCAGCTAATGCAGCAACTAGTTATGATAACTTTGATGATAGATATCTTGGACAAAAATCAAGTGATCCAACAACAGACAATGATGGCGATGCCTTATTAACTGGAGCATTATATTTCGATACAACGAATAATGTGATGAAAGTTTATAATGGTTCTGCATGGCAGAGAACGACTCCAACTAGTTCTGATCAAACAAATATAAATACTTTATCTCAAGCTGATGTTATAGCAGATATGGCATTATTGGCAACTGCTGATGTTATCAATGATATGAATGTATTAGCAAGTGCAGACACTGTTGCTGATATGGCTATTCTAGGAACAGCTGATGTCGTAGCCGATATGAACACTCTAGGTACAGCTGACGTTGTAGCTGATATGAACACTCTAGGTACAGCTGACGTTGTAGCTGACATGAACACATTAGGAACAGCCGATGTTGTTAATGATATGAATGTTCTTGGAACGGCTAGCAATGTTAATAATATGAATACTCTTTCAGGTATTAGTGGAAAT